TAACTCATAGTTAGACACCTACATTAGGTGTCTAATACGTCAATATTTTTATAAGTTGTTGAATCTGTTAAATATGATAAAAATAAATACACCTAATATTCCATTAGTTAATTTTTCTACAAAAAATGACGATCAAATATCGTTTTTTTAAATAATTCCCCCACTTATCCCCCACTATTCCCCTAAAAATTTCAGACATAAAAAAACCAGCTTGTAAGTTGCTGGTTTTAATATGATTTTTGGTAGACGTAACTGGACTCGAACCAGCGACCCCCACCGTGTCAATCTTCAAATCACCTCTACCAATTCGCAACCAAGCCAGCTGCGATTTTTTCCGCTATGCGTTGATAACCCACCCCTGCGACTGGATGCAATCCATCTGACAGCAACGTAGCACCGTTGTATTTGTTTATTCCGCTTGTTCGATATATATCAACACACGGCATTTTGTTTAACTCCGCCATTTGTTTCATCGCGTCAACAAAATCCAACAGATAATTACCCCTTGAATTTGCGTACACGTCTGAATCGTTGCCGTCCCCACTGTTGTAGCGTGAACGCCAAATAGGAGATACGAATAATATTTTAATGTTTGGATATGCTGTACATATTTTATTGACTGCGTAGTTAATTGCGCCTTTGAATGTTGCGCCTGTCGTGTCAGTTGTAGTACCGAGCGGAACATCGGGAGAACCGTAATCATTTGTTCCATAAGCCGCTACGATATAATCCACGGTTGACCAATCTACTGCGGCCAACCTTGCTGCAATTGCGATGTTGTCATCAAAAGTAGGCGAACCAGCGAGTCTCGCGCACGCCGCTGTCAAATCCGAATAATCACCCGTCGAAATATAGTCTGCTAATTTGTGAAATGATAAATATGCATAATCGCCCGTGCTAAATGCAAGCCTTGAGCCGCCGAATCCGCAATTTGTCACCGTTGCACCTGTCAGTGTTGCAAGCCTAACGGGGTAATCGCCATTTTCGGTTATTGAGTCACCTAGACAAATAACCTTTTTACCTGTTTTTGGCAAAACTTGTGGCTGTGTTAATTTTGACCATGCCGACCATGTCCCATTGTAGTTTTTCCGCACCCAAAAAATACTGGGGTCGGTGAAGTCATACCAGCGTTGAAGGATAAAATTACCCGACGCACCAAACTTGTGTACGAACAACCAGCCTGACCCTGTTGGCGCGTTTGTCATTGCTCCTGCAACCATCCAACCGCCCGATTGAGTTGTGTAGTCGTTCACGTCGCCCGAACTGATTGTTGCTATCCAGTCGTATTTAGTTGACAGTTTCGTTGCGTCAACACTGGCTGCCGCCAACTTCGCAGTTGTTACGTTCAAGTCAACTAACTTTGCCGTGGTCACAGACACATCCGCAGGAGTTGGTTGATACCATGAGCCCCATGCCCCGCCGCTATATACGCGGTGATATATCTTTCCCGCTACAGTTAAGTCAACATAACTTTGTAGTACAAATTGGCCTGAACCTCCCCATCGATGCACTGATAAAAAGCCCGACGCTGTGGGGGAATTTGTTACTGTTCCTGCAATAACGTAACCACCACTTGACAAATATGTGTCAAGCGAACCAGATGTAATAGTAGCAGTGTAATCGTAGTTTGCAGCAAGTTTTGCATTTGTTACAGATGCGTCTGCAATCTTCGCTGTTGTTACGTTCAAGTCAGCTATCTGTGACGTAGTGACTGCGACTCTCTGCCACGCCCCGCTTTGTGCGCCGTCAGAAAGACGGGAAAGTTTAATGCTAGGAAAGTTCCAGTCAGTAATTTCCTGAATCTGAAAACGCCCACCTGACGTATAACTGTCAGTAACTGTTAATGTGCAGTTATGACCCACAAGCTCTGATGGGATGTTAGCGTGAGTGCTGGCTGCTAATAATCCGTAACTTCCTATCTCGTGTAGTGAGTTTAGGTCTACGCCAGACGTGACCACGCCACGAAACATGAATACACCCGACACACTTGGATATGTCGCAATTAATACTGACGTTGTTGAATTTGTTCGACGGTACTCGTATGCAGCAACATCGCCAGAACCCTGCACTTTAAACGCTTGCCCGTCTGCTACTGCTGCACGGCCTAATGCTTCTGTGGTATAGACACCTGCTTGAATTAATGCCGCGTCTCTTGCCGCTCTGGATGCAATAACATTAAGCCCTGTTTGTACGCGGTCTGATGCTGTAGCAATAACATCTAAACCTGTTTGTACTCTATCTGCTGCTGTAGCGGCTACTGTTGATGCAAGAGATGCCAACTGAGCGCTACTAATACTCCGTATTCTGTCACCATCAAATTGCGTAACTCCTGCACTATTTTTTAAAATCATTCTGTAACTTATATCATCATCTAAATACAAATCACACTCACCATCTGCGTCCAAAACAATCGGATTAGTGTTTGGAGTGCCTAAATTATCGCTATACGTTGCCGCGGGTGTTGTTGTACCAACTAAGTATGTGTACAACAAACCTCCTGCAAGCGGCCTATTCGTGCCAGTGATAAAAAAACGTGCTTTGACGTTTGGTGATAGTGAGTATGACATTATTTAGAATCCTTTGGTTTGTTGAATTGACCAACGCCTAAGCCGCCTAAAGTTCCCGTAGCATTAGCACGTTGTGTTTTTTTCGTTTCAATCTGCTTCATCAAATCCCCCAAGGTTTTTAAGTATTCCTGACTCTCTTTGCCTGTTAAAAGGTATTGTTTCCCCATGTAATCGCGCACTTGCTCAGGAGTGCTTATTTTATTCCAGAATTGCCCTGCTTTCCCTGCCGCGCTTATCGGGCTTCCACCCATCAAATGCGCTACGCTTTCGCCTGCATCTTTTAACGGGTCAAGGCCAAGCTCAGACAATGCCGCTTCACGCCCTGCCGTTTGACTGCCAGTGTTGACGCTATAAATGCTTTTTAATGCTTTTTCGCCTTTCAGCATTTTTACAAGTTGGCGATATTTATCATGGCCTAAAGCTTCATAGAGAGCTTTTGCTGTGTTTCTATTTTTAGTAACGTCTGTCAAAAAGTTACGGCCTGACGGTGAGCCTAGTTTTTCCTCAACCGCACGAAAAACGCCGATATTGTACGCTTCTAACTCAGGCGCATTTAGCAATGCTTTTTCGTCGCGTATATCCATGTGGTTTTTCTTGAATATGTTCGCACCTTCTTCAACTTGTTTAATTAGCCGTGTTGGTTCGCCAAATTTGCTATTTGCTAAACGATAGACTGATTCACCCTGTGGTGTAGTGGGCGAGGCTTGTTCCAACTTGGCCATTAAGTCACGGCGTAAATCGCCAATAACTTTTGGCTTATACCCTTTACCTGCCCGTACCAGTTCGCCCTCTGCGTCACTCATTGCCCGTTTTAACAACTCTAAGCGCATTAAGGGGATTTCTGACGCACCACTGTTTACGTCAACCATTTTTCGAATGTCGGAAAAATCATCGCCTTTGATTCTTGAAATACTATTGGCTTCACTGACAAATGAGTTGGCGCGTGATACTAACGAGCGGATTTCATCATCAATGGGAACATTAACATTGTCCAAAACATCATAAAACGGCTTGGATTCGGTCGTGGCTTTTTGCTCTAATGCGGTAATAGATTTATTAAAATCAGGACTACCATTCCCCATGACTTTATTAACACCATTTAGAAAACGCTTAGATGCAGTATCAATTAACCTTGATTGTACTTTTCCAACAGCGGGGGCTGTTCGACCACTCAATAAACTGACCGCATCAAGGGAGCGCAATTCATTAGAATTTAGGCCGTTTAATGCCGCCAATGGCGTACCCACTGGCATTTTATCGACTTTATCGGCCAGCTGAGTTGTATATGGTATTTCTTCGCCGTTTGGCAAAAAACGCGGGTTTCTATTCAAGGCGCGGCCAGTTTGAGCAATAGCCTCTGCTACTTTCGCATCGCCTTGGCGTTTAATCCATTCTTTTGATTTATCAACTACTCCGCCGATAGGATCAATAGCGCCTGTTTGACCGCCTGCCTGATTGATTGTTCCTGTATTTTTCACGTTTCCAAATGCACGAATGGCGGCATTACGTGTTAATCCACCAACGCCCGCTAACACAGGTTGAGCCACGCCGCCAACAACTGCACCAGCTACTCCGCCTTTTAGCGCATCACTAGCCACGCCGCCAACAGTATCAGCATTACTTGCGCCAGCACCGTAAGCACCACCAAACAACCCACCTGTGCCAGCACTAGCAGCTGCTAATTTAGCCGCTTGCCATGCTTTTTGTAATTTACCTGCACCTTGAGCCAAAGGCGCAACTTTAAAAGGACTAGCAGCAGCTAAAGGCGCACCAGCCATTACGCCAGTTATACCAGCCGTCCACGGATAGTCTTCGCTATATTGCTTCTGCGCGCCGCGAATAAAATCCCTATCTTGTAAATAAGTTTCTTTAACTCCAACAGGGTCAACATCACCACCTAACGCCCTGTATGCGTTTTGCCCAATGGCGCGTAAACCACCCATTGCACCGTAAACTTCATCGCCAAAACCTAACGGTGCTTGACTCACGGCATTGATAAAACCTTGAGCGGGGGATGATAATGCGCGTCCGCGTTGCTCATCTTTATTAACAACAGTATCAAAGTAGTTGCCTACTTTTGGCTGTGTTTTTTTAGATTCAACAACATCAAAATAATTACCGACTTGTGCTTGTGCCATTACGGTTTCACCCATAGTTTGCCATCGGGAGCGATATAGCTTTCACCTGATTTTACTTTGTCTAAATCAGCGCGTGTTTTAACGATTTTGGTTTGTGGCGTGACTTCAGCGTCAACCTTTTCGGGTTTGTCGTCTTTTTGAACATCATAAACAACAACTCGTTTAGGGTCTAAGCCGTACTCGCTTGCGATTTGACCATACTTTTTGTTTAGGTTTCTTTGCGCTTCATTCGCTGCGTTGGAATAGGTTTTTATTAGTTTGGCAAAGTCAGCTTTTTGCTGTGTCGTTAAAACTTGGCCAGATTGGATGACGTTTATATAGTTGCCCATACGGTCTAACGCGCCGTTTGTCTTCATAGCCATTGCTAATTCAGATTCACGCACAACAGAGCCAGGGTCTAACATTTTCATAAAAGCGGTAGCACTAGCTAGAGTTCCAGCAGCAGAATCATCTTTCAAGCTATCTTGAATAATCCGAGCTTGTCTTGATATTTCAACAAAATTAGAGCTGTCTTTTCTGTAATCATCGCGCAAATCACCTTCTAGTTTTATCTTTTGATATTTAGTCATTGGCTTTTCAGGTGCGGGAGCATCAACAGGCGGAGTCCCTTTAGGCAATTCACCTTCTCGCACAACTTCAAACCCTTTAGATGTTTTCACTAAAGATGTTTTAACGTCTTTCGGCGTTTCATACGGATTAACACCTAAGAACTGTTTTTGCCCTAATTCATTGACAACAAAGTAATCAGGCTGTCCTTTTTCGTTTATTCCTTTTGTCGGATTCATACCCCATTTAGTAGCCTGTTTTTTTGTTTCCTCTAGTGCTTTGGCATATTCCATTATCTTCTTATCGTCTTGAGCAAGCATCGCCTGTTTCAAGCCGATAGCTAACATTTCAGGATAAGTCGGCTGTCTGCCTGCCACCGCTTCACGTGTAACTTCACCGCCACCTAAGCGAAAGTCACCGTTAAGGATTTCTTCACCAAAAGCTTTAGGCTGTGGCATTTGCTGCCCTTGTTCGCGCATCATCACGCCCGTCATACCGCTAGGCATTTGACCGCGTTGTGGTGTTTGCTCAAAGCGTGTAGGGGCGTACTGTGCAGGCGTACCACTTTGAATGCCTGCCAAGTCCGAAGCAATACCCATTTGCATGGCTTTCTGTTGTTTGCGTGCTTCTTTTTGCGCGTCGTAATCTTCACGCAGTTTTTGCATTTCAAAGCGATGCTTTTCTAAATTAGCTGCGTTTTGCTGTGCTTGCATGAGAATAGATGCAGGGTCAAACGTAGTACGTTGAGCCTGTAACGGAATGCTTGGGTCAATTTGAAAAGCCATATATCACCCGTAGATTTTACTTAAACCGTAAAGGTTTGTAAGGCTATTCAAACCACCTGTGATTGCATTGGCTTGACCTGCATAACCGCTAGCCCTTGCGTTAGCTTGTTGGCCTAATATGTTAGTCTGTGCATTAGATAGATTAGCAAACGTATTGGATGCATTATTAGCGTACTGACTGCCAGCATTGGCCATTGAACCCGCAGCCTGTTGGCCGCCTTGGGCTAAACCTGCTAAACGATTGAAGTAGTCGCCAAACTCACCCGATGCCCGATTGTATTCTTTATCATATTGTTGACTTGCCAAACCTTGGCCGTACTCTTGAGCCGCTTTCATTTGTGCGCCGCTTGCACCCATGCCACGCGCAGCACTTGAGCGATCTAAGGCTTGTTGACCTTGCTTGAGTTGGAATTGATACGCAGGGTTTGAAGTGTCAAATTTACCACCCGATAACCCTTTGCTTGCAAGATACGTGTCAAACGGGTTATTTAGTTGGCCACCGTTGGCGTTAGGTGTTGGCTTTCTTGTTCCTCCATCACCGATAATTGCAACACCACCCATACCCATAGGAATTGTTGCATTAAACCCACTACTTGAATTGTAGGCTGGCGTTTGATTCCGCATTAAATCGCCTAGACGATTAATACCCCAAGTGCCTTGCTCTAAATATGGCTTATAGTCGGCTTGCTGTTTTTCCCAAATCTCACGCTGTAATGCGAGTTGTTTGTCGGCTGATTGTTGCTCTAAAGCCGATGCTCTATCGCCTGCCTCAACTTGAGCCTTTGCGCCCTTTTTGGCTTGATTTGCGCTGTATGCAGCACTCCCCGCAGTGGCTAAACCACCAACAACCGCAGCCGCTACCATATCAACACCCTAACCATTTAGTGTAATAAACTTCTACACGTTCAAAGTCTAATTTCTCAAACAGCCAATCCGCAGGTAATGATACCTTTGAGCCAACAAACCATCTGTCAACTTTACGCCGTTTTAGCTCATTTTCGACAAACTTAAATAAGTGATAGCCAGCACTTGAACCGCGTCTTTCAGGATGGATGTAGAAAATATCCATCGTGCAAGTTAAGCAAGTCGAATAGTGCAGGCCATTGGCAATAAACCCAATGAAATAGCCAATCAATTCGCCTTTGTCCCTTGCTGTCACAAATAACACGCCTCCTGCATCTTCACGGTCTAAGTACACGTCATACTGTGGTGATAACGGGACTTTATCTTGATTAAGTGCCAATTCTTGATAGTGTAAAGGGAGAATATCTTGCAGTTCTACAAGGTTATCCCGAATCGTTTCTATTGCAAAAGTAATCATTTTGACACCCGAATATCAACAATTAAGTGAATTCTATCGTCTGCACTGTTGTTTATAATCTCATGCTCTATCTGATTATTAAACCACCAAATGTCGCCAGTTAGCATATTTACAGTTTCATCACCGCATCTAAACATAACGCCTTTACCGCTATGTAAAACAATATGATAACGCTCGTAGTATTCAGCAGGTGCGCCGCCATCAACATGAGCATCAATAACGCATCCGACAGGCAAATTAGTAATTAAGCAACGACCTAGACGTTCACCACGAACACGCGACATGAGTGCGAAAATCAGTTCTTGAGCTTGAGGAAGTGCAAAGAAAGCAGGGTAGTTAATAGATTCACGGTCATCAACGACTGATTCTGTATTTGAAACATCGTTAAAACGCAGCCAAATATCATTGACTTTGCCGTGTGCAGTTTCAGGATGGTCTGTTCTTAGCGTGTTTTGATTCCACAAATAAGCATTTGCTTTTAGTGCCATCATTAGCGGCACAACATCAACACCTTGAGCGCATTTATAAAAGTTATTCATTGTTGCCCCTCGCTGTCATCACGACAGTAATACCTTAGTTTATGCTTAATTGATAGACTCTGCAATAACCGACAAATAAGCCAATAACATCGCGTTAATCATTAAGTGGACTCGATGCCGCTTGCTCTTACTGTAACTTGACTAGCTGTATCAGCAAACCCTTGTATTGTTTGCCCGTCTGTCAACCAATGGCCTATCATTTCAGGGCAAGTGTAACACTCGCCAGCCGCTAAAGATTTTGCATGAATAATTCTATTTGCCGCGCTAGCACTGCCACCACTCGCCACAATATGAAATGTGATTGTGTGCGCTACTGTATCTTCATTGGTGCAAGTTAGTTTATCAATACGCGCCTTGACTCGTGTTGCTGTGTATAGCGTTGCGACAGAGTTTGCTAGTTGTGCCGAAGCAATTAAAACAACAGGAGTAGTTGCCATATCATTTACCTATAATTTGAGTGTTTCTAAGTGCCGACAAAACAAGATTTAATTGTGTTACTATACTATTAACAGTCGTGATTGTCTCATTTATTGCGTTTAAAGTAGACAACCCATAAACAATATCAGGCGTGCTAGTAATTGCGTTTGTGACGTTAGCAATTGCCGCTTGTGTCGGTATTTCTTTTATAGTGCTTGCTTGCAAAACAAGGTCATCAATTCGCTTTTGTAGCTCGTAAACTTCACTCATAGCGATGCCCCTAGCAATATAATCACATCGTCAAATTTACGATTCACATCTTCTAAAACTGTGCGCTCGTTTATCTGCATCTCGTCTAGCTTTTTGTTGATTTCTGCTAATTCATCGCGTATTTGCACCAATAAAAATTGGTCTGATTGTTCGCTATTATTTTGATTATTTGTCGGCAAATAAATATCAATATCATCTAATGATGAGTTTGTCGTGCCGCCTGTAGATAGCCATAATTGATAAAGCCATGTTTTAAAGGCTCGTGTATTTGTTAAGTCTAGCGTAAGTGGTGATGCAATCTTGCTCATGTTTTACCTGCCTCCACGTCTATATAACCACCCATTAAAACAGTCTTGACAGGTTCGCTACCGAACACTTTATAAACCCTGTCTCGTGAGTTGCCAAGCCTTGCCCACATTACGCGGTTTTTACGTTGACCGATAACGCCTAAACTAGCTTCTCTTGGCGTTATGTAATCCACCCCACCGTCATCACTATAAGTCAGATAAACTAACGGGTCGCTACCATCTTCTAAGCCTACGCCTGTTTGAAAGTTTAAGACAACCTCTTTATGTTTAATGCGCTTGTAATCACTGACAATGTGCGCTGTGGTACGACTCCATTCAATCGGCAAATCACCATCAAAATGCGTTTCATCGTCTAGCTCATAAAGTACACCACTAACAAAATCACCAACTAAGTGCTTACCAAACGAGAACGCATAGCATGACGCTCTATCTCGTCCTAATCCGTAAGTCTCGCGCACCGACCAAGCCGCATCATTGTCTTGAATTGACGCATCATAAACGAGTGTTTTATTAGCTGTCGGGAATGTCAACACATAAAAAGAATGACCGTTTTTTTGATAAGTATAGGCAAACGCATCATCAATACGCTCAAACGAATTGATTAAATACTCTATTCCGCGATTGCTTATAATTTGTGGCGTGTATTGGTTTAACTTATGTACTAACCCTTTACCATGACTTGTGCGGCCTAAAAAGAATACTGTATTGTCCATTTTAGCCACTGATAACGCAGCAGCACATCCCACTTCCATCGTCGCGCCTTCACGCCTAGCTAGCGGAAATGTTGCGTCGCCGCTATCAAACCATACTGTTGTGACGCGCTCGCCAAAAAGAATAAGCTCTTGATGGTCAACAATGTGCGTTACTAAATTGTCGGGGTCTGCTTCATCGCTTGCAAAGTCTAAAGCGTCAAATGTTAAAAAGTCGTTTAAGTTTGAAATATAGAATTGCTGGCTGTTAGGACGCACAAACACGCCATAACCATCAAGATAATCGACACGAGGAGAACCGTAGAAAGCAGGGTCTGTGATTTGAGTGAGTGCAAACGATACCGTGTCATAAACATAAGCCTTATTTGTCACGCCGCTATTGAAGCAAATTTGACCAGCGTTATTAGCTGCGATAGTGGTATCAAATTGCAAATCAATCGCGCCGATAGTTGTGTAGCTAAAGTCATTTAATACTTTGTAAAGATACTCACCTGATACAACATATAACACGCCGCGAAACTCTGCCATGCCGTAGATGGGGGCAGTCGGAAAAGTTAAAAATGCTGTTTTCCCGTCAACGCGATAAAGCGTGAGCTTGTTATCTTCGGACGGGTCAACTTCAAGAAACATATTTACCGTTTCTTGACTGTTTTGATTCTTACTAAATCCTTTGTGTTGACCACCCAAGAAGTTAAATTTCATTAGTAACCGCCGCTAATAATGTTAAAACCACGATTGACGTTAAGGAGTGGGTCAAACTTAGCAACTGGTATAGTCACCATTGAGCGCATGATTATGGCCTTTGATTCTTGCGCCATTAGTGCCAATTCTGGCGATACAGTAAAGCCAAACTCAGGCGATATTTCGACAGCCAAGTTAAACTTCATGGCACGAATCCACTCAGGCGGATACGGCAAGTCGTCGGCTAATGTTAAGTCAGTCTCAGGTCGAATGAGTTCTAGTGTCAATGTGCCAGTTGATGGGATTGGGTATAGGTAAATAGTCGATAAAGGATTATCAGGATTAAGCACAATATGCGAAGGAATGCCGCCAACTGTTTTTACACCTATCTCTAAATAATCGGAATAATCCATATTTTCGAGCGTGTAATCAATACCGCCGTCAGACCAATAAGCCTTATAGATTGACGTAGGCCGAGTAGTGTTAATATCACCAGCCACGCCGATAGTGTAGCTAATTGCGCCCGTAGTTGTTTTTGTGACTTTTTGAGTTGAAGCAGATAAGAAACGAGTAGCACCCCAAGAGCCGAGCATGAGATTCAAGGCTTCTAAAGCATCGCTAGATTCGTCAGCAGCAGGAGTTTCACTAGAAGATATTGCACCAATTAGGCGCAACGTGGCGCGAATTAAATCAGCAGTAACCATGTTACACCTACTTTGAATTGATAGCGCATCCTTGCGCTTGTGTGAGTTACTGAGTTACACGGACAGCCCACTCTGGACGCAACAAGCCATAACCAGCCAGCAAGTCAAAGCGGCAAATACGGCGGTTGTTGGTAATGTCATAACCACGAACGAATCGGATAGACACGCCATCTTCAACCGCACGTTCAGCCATATCCATCCCTTTTGGCAATTCCATATCAGCAGTAACCAAAGTAAACGCGTCACGGTGAAACATTAAGTTTTGACCGTAAGCCGTTGACGCTGTACCAGTCAATACAGTAATAGCCGCATTATCAGCAGGACGAGCCGTTACGTTTTGATAAGCACCGCCAGCGATAATCGCAGGATAGATAGCCACTGTTAAGTTACCTGCGCCGTCCGAAGCCGCATCAGCAGTAGCGATGAATTGACGCAATACGCCAGTAGATACTTTGGTTTCAGGATTAACAGCAGTAACGCCTGCAATCGTGAATACGTCACCACGTTTTAAGCGGTTAGCAACGGCGGCAGTCCATCCATCGGTAATAAGCGAAGTAGTTGCGGCACTTGGGTTGTCTGTTGCGCCTGCGTTAATCAAACCTTGGTTCGCACCATTGACTAACGGCGTACCGCCCAAACCACCAACCGTGTGAGTCGGTAAGTTTTGGCTCATAATAAAGTCTAAACCTAAGTTTGTACTCATCATGCCATTTTTAAGCTGTTTTCCTTGGGTCGCTTGGTCGTTGAACAAGCCACTCATGCCGCCTACAAGTTTCGCGTTAGACAGAGGAGTCAAGGCAAGCATACGGCCATCGGTGCGAGGGCAAGCAGCGTTATCAAGCAAGACAGCAGCATCTAAAACGGCCTGAGCCGTAGAGATAGGCGTGCCAGGTGTGCCACTAAAGTTTGCAACGCCGCGATAAAAACGGGTAGCAATACGCAAATCTAATTCAGCGGCGAGGCGTTTAGCGGCAGGAGCGAGATAACGCTTACTAAATTCGTCAATACTGAGTTTTAAGTCGTAATCACTAAACGCCCAGTCAATACCAAATTCAGCTTCCATTGTGATTGGAACGGTCGTTTCGTTCACATCTTGAATGTTAATAGTCGCGCCATCGCGGATGGTATATTGAACAGGCTGTCGGACGTTGACAACAGAACCCGCTTTCATGCCTTTATTAGCAAATTGGTCTTCGTATTCTGTGTTAATGTTACCCAAGAATGCGCTTTCATTATGAAGGATTCTTAGGGTTTCGTTCGTGATAATCGAACTGGTGATAATAGCATTAGCCATGATGATTCTCTCTTAACGCTTCTCAGCGTTTCTTTTGTCGTTGTTGGTCATTACGCCATTTAATGTAATCACTGGTACTCATTTTTGAGGGGTCAGTCGTTACATTGCCACCTGATACGGTTTTAACAGGAGGCGGCGCACTAGATACCGTCTTGGGTTTTGGTACGTTTGTGCGTGCTGCAATCTCGCCAATGGCCATTAGTTGTTGGCTTGGTGGTAATGCGGCAATACGATAAGCCTCTGATACATTCTTGCCCAACATATACGCAATTTCTGCGCCTTTTGGATGTTGTGCAACGGCTTCAAGTGCCATCGGTGCAAACTCAATACTGGCAACATTGTTAAAAACTGCGTCAAAATCAGGTGCAACACTACGCACTTTATCCACTTTAGCTACCCAGTCTTGAGCTTGCGCTTGCGCTTGGGTTTGTTGTGCTTGTTGGCTTTGCGTGGCCTGCGTTTTCTGATTCAGTTTGTACTCTGCGACTGCCTCAACATAATCATCTAAAGTGTCAAATTGGCTAATATCAGGAGCTTCTTGCTTTGGTGCAATTTGCGCCCGTAATTGTTCAATTTC